TTTGCTCATCGAACCCAGTTGAAAGACGATAACTAAAATTATAACCAGTTGTTGGAAGAGAATCTTTTAAATTTGTAGATGAGAATGTTTCCGGGCATGACTCTACGTATAAATCATTCAAATCTATGACTGTTGCAAACTTTCGGTCACAATGGGGACATTTGACTTCTACATCATATGATGGTGTATAAGAAATACCACGTAAGAAAATTAACATATATGTTCTATCTGGCGTAATAAATCTTTCTGAATTAAAGTTTTCTTGCATACACCTATCAAATATCATGTTAATTGCTTGACCCTTTTTAACAAATCTAGGGGTAGCTAAAATCTGTTCCTCTTCACCTGTCATCGGACGAATATGGATTATACCATCTTGTGGACCATCTTCACCATCATAAAATCTTCCCTTTGATGGGAGAGTAATTTCTTCAAAAAGAGTAGATTTAGTCTGAATTCCCTGAATCAATTGCTCAAGAGTTCTAATTGTTCCCGGTGGAATACTTGGTTGAACTTCTCGCAACGCCGCTGTCTCACTTGTAGTTTCTCTTTTTGCTTTTCTTTCTTTTGACAAAGCGGCAGTAAATTGAGGGGGAATATTTCCTGAAATCTCCATTCCACCTTCTGGTTGCAATGGTCGCATAGTCGGCTCTGCACCCTCCTGTGCAGGACGCATAGTTGGTTGTTCCACATCTGATTGGAGAGGTCGCATATTTGGCTGCTCCATGTCTGGTTGGAGAGGTCGCATATTTGGCTGCTCCACGTCTGGTTGTGGCAAGTCCGGTGTTTCGCTCTGAGTTTCTGGAGTATCTACGATATCTGGATTAATAGGCACTCTCTTCGGTTGGTATACTTCATCTGGCATTTTTTCTCTCCTATTTATTTTCCCAATTAAGGAATAATTTTCTATTTTTTAGTGGTTTGGGTTTGCACGAATTGCAACAATTACAATAATCATTTGTGGAATTAGAAAAATCAACTGTGGATTTAGAATAAGCAAATGTAAATTCCATCTCAACAGGAGGATAATAAGGTAAGCCGCCCCAACTCATCGACTGTGGATGTATTTTTTCTATTTTCCAAACTTGACCATTTGATAATCTTAATATGCACGTTTTAGTTTCATTATCTACTACTTTAGAACGAAATCCACCTTCTGATGATGGGTCAAGTAATGTTGAAAACCATTTAAGAAGACCAAACGAATTGTGGTTATCATCATCGCAATAAACATCATACTGCACCGTAAAGGGCACCCAACGAGTAGACCCCGGAATTGGTTTATAGAGCTTTTGACCTTTACAATAAATTTCTTCTTCATCAAATTCAATGCTAGGTAGTTTTAATACATTTACTTCAATTTCCGTGGTTACACCGATTATTTCTAAAGTGTCTTTTTTAATTTCTTCCATTTATTTGTTCTCCCAATTAAGGGATAATTTTCTTCGTTGTGGCTTTTGCTCTTCTTGTACTGTGGCCTTAGAATAACTAAATGTAAATTCAACAATAGGAATATCACTGGAAGAATAATCTAATTGGCCATAATCAATCGCTTGTGGCCACATTTTTTCTATCTTAAAACTTAAACCGTTTGAACATTTTAATATGCCTGTTTTTGAATAATCTCTTGAATTGTCGAAATTTAATATTTTTTCATAACCCCAATTTAAAAGGCTATTTTCAATATTACGTCCCCACAATCCCTCTACACCTATTTTAAAGGGTTCCCAATTAGCTCTCCCTGCAAAAAAATTAGGTTCGTTATTCAAATCCCATCGTACTACGTCGTGGTACATAGAAGGCATCTTTAACATAGTTACTTCGGTTTCTGGGCTTACCCCAAGAACTTCTAAAGTCCATTTTTCTTTTGTTTTAATTTCTTCCATTTTTACTTCTTCGTTATTCTTATATGAGTGTGATAGAACTAAATTTCAATAATATAGAAGATTTAGTTTTTTTAGATTCAGACCTTAGACAAAAGCTTCCTGAATTTAAGGGATACTTTGACCAATGGAAGTTAGCCACCATGACAGGGGCTAGGTCTCTTAAAAATAAATCTTTATTATACATTTTGAATCATTTGGAATCTGAACAAATTAAAGTGATTGAACATCACTTAGACGACAAAGTTACTATTGATAAATCAATAGACCATCGGAATATAAGATTGCTAAGTTGCAACATTGACGATGCGGAATTAGAACTTAACAAAATGGAACCAAAAGGATACCCTTCCATGTATCGAAAAGGTGGCCAACTTTATATATGTTTTTGGAAATAGAAAAAATGATAGAATTAATACTTTTTGTGTTCGCAGTATCAGGACTTACAGATATTATCGTAAATCAAACATTTCTGGATAATTGGAGAAATTACCTATTGGCAACTCCATTTTATTCCATATCTATATGTTCTAAATGCACTGGATTCTTCGCAGGATTATTATGTGGATTTGTATTACTAAGTAATGCACCACTTTATATTTTGATGTGTGGGTTCGCAGGTAGTTTTATCTGTGGATTCTCAGAATTATTTATGAATTATTTAGAAGCTAGAACGATTATTGAATTCGATGAAAAATAATAAAGAAAAACCGTTTTACATATTGTATTGTGAAATTTGTAACTGGAAGAAAGTTTCAGATGGGTCTGATATTAAAGAGATGACCGAAATTAAAACATCTCCTGTTCCGAGTAGCCCACCGACCCTTGACCCTGTTACTAAAAAAACAATTATTCATAAGAGCAAAAAACAAACAAGAAGATTTAAATGTCCTCAGTGTGGGCGAGTGATAATTCCCAGAAAACTTCGAACGGAGAAACTGAATGAAAAAGATAGGTTTAATGGACGTGAAAGCGGCTCTTAAAGATTATAGATTCAGAGATTCGTTACCAATAGAACTTCAAGAAGATGTTGCAGGATATCTTCATAATCCGGGGTGTGCATGTAATGTCCCATTTTATAGAAAATTAATAAAAAAATATTCTAAATATCTTAAAAAATATTATCCGGGTTCTGAAGTTTCAGATGAGGAAGAAGAAATAAAACAACTCGCTGAAAACAATTGGAGCGTTATAAACTGCAAGATATTCGAACTTGAAAGTAGATTAAAACAATTGGCCCCCGGAAGAAAACAATTAGCAGTTAGTAGATATGAAGATGAGGTGACTGTTATTGTTAATGAAATTAATATATTGTGGTAGCAAGTCATATATATACCGATGTACAAATTATTGGATTGGAGGGGGATACGTGAAAGAAAGAATGCTCATATTATTGGGGCACGAAGAAGAAGAAAGACGTAATGCTATTAACAGAAGCATTTCAGGCTTGAATGCTGATATTGTAGAAGTAGAAACGGGGGAAGAAATAATAGAACGAGCTAAGAAAGAAATTTTTTCTTGTATTGTAATAAGCTATGGTCTTCCCGATTATGAAAGTTTTTCTTTAGTAAATGAATTACGAATACAAAAAATTTCTACTCCTATTATAATTGTTTCTGAATACAGGAATAAATTTGTAGTGTTTACCGTTAAGAATGGAAGCACTAATTATATACCTAAAAACAATACTTTACCCAAAATTCTTGCTTCAGCAATTGAAGATGTTACAGACTTTTATAAAGTTCCACAATCTGTAGAAGGACAAATTAAATTTCTGAAAAACATTAGCGAAGCAGCTAAATGTTGTGGAAATTATATGGCGGCTATGTAATTAGATTCATCTAATATTTTTTGGCAACTTTTTATCATCTTGTTGGGATGATTACGATATTTATCTATTTCTAGAGGCCACATGTCTTCTTTCAACCTTCTCTCACCAGCGTAAATTGCATTTTTATAAAAAGTTTGAGCCTTTTTGTATATTTTTTTATGGTAATAGATGTCACCTAATAAACACCAAAATTCTGCCATATTTGGCTTTGTGGCTATACACGGTAAGATGTTTCTAAGAGAACTTGATACATCTTTCTTAATGTAAAGTTGGACAGCGGCTAAATAATATTTTATCATAACAACAGGTAAGCCCATATTTTCTAAAAATAAATATTTCTGTGCTACTGATAAAAATTCATCGTATTTTTCTTCTTGCAATAATACACATGCCTCATAGTAATAAGGGGCGGAGTCTGTTGGCTTCTCCTTCTTCCATTTGTTTATAATATCTGTTTGCTGTTTTGCCATTACTGGAGCGGCATAAATAACAGATGGAAGATAATGAGAATTATCATCAATTATTTCAAATACTGGATTGACAAAAGATAATGATTTATTTTTGTGCCAAAATCTTATGCTTTTTGAAATAATTTTATTTGATATTATTTGTAAATGATAAGATTTTGATATATCAGCTTCTTCAAAACTTGCCTGAACCAATACTTCCCATGGCTCCATATGTAAAATCCAATCTGATTTCACATATGATATTAGTTTATTTTTGGCTTTACTATAATCATTTTCAAATGGTATTTCAATTATTGATGTATTATATTTTTTACATATAGATAATGTCAAATCCTTTGACCCTATATCCCCAATAAGTATATCTCCAGATATAGATTGTAAAGTCTTTTCTATAGTCAGTTCATTATCACATGTCAGAATTATTGTTGTTATCTTCATAAAATCTTCTGTAAATAATGTGTCCTATAATTTCTGCCTCTTCCGTCTTATTACATTCTTCATAATATTTTTTTAAATTGATATAAGCTTTTTCTGCGATATCGTGCTCTAATACATTAAGAAGATGTTCTATAATCTTTTCCACATGTTATTATAGAGCAGAGAAAGAAAGAATAGAAAATCCTATGAAAAGAAAGAACGATATAATATAAATTAATGCATAAATAGGATTACATGGCTACAGAATATCTTAATAACAGAACCTTTGAAAATATAATAAACACTTTTCAAACTTCTAAAAAAACAAAACACAAATATGAGCTTATTGTGGAAGACTTAGATGATGCGTATAAACGTAAGTCTAAAAGAAACGCAAATAAACCTGAAGATTCCAAAACACTAAAAGCAAAAAATCGTGTCTTGAGAACTTCTATTCTTTCTTTTGAAGAATCTCAAGATGCATTAGCGACCGCATTTTATACTTTATCTGAGAACATAGCCAGATATGCAAAATTTAACTTTATCGACCCAGATGACGCTATCCAAGAAGGTGTTTTAATTTGTTTCGAAAAAATTGACAGATTTGACCCTTCTAAAGGAAAAGCTTTTAATTATATGACTACTTGTATATTGAATCATTATAGACAACTTTATAGGTCGGCTAGAAATTATAATGAATTAAAGAAAAGGTATCAAAATTTTATGAATTTCCAATCTGACAATAAACCCATGAAAAAAGCAAAGTTTATTGAATAAATTTTTATTTTTTCCTTGTACTTGTTAATTTGTTTATATATAATTTATCTTATGAATATATTGATTGAATCTATAGAACAGCGAGAGTTAGTTGATAAGTTAAAAAATGCCGGTCATTATAAGTTAGTTGAAACTTTATTATGCAATAGTAAAGTTTATACTAAAAAAGGCCGTCTTAACAAAAGTGCAGCATGTAGAGCTTTAGGGTGTAAGACAAAGCAACTAGAAGATGCTCTTGCTGCATGTAGAGAAATACTTCATAAAGAGTTTGATGAGTAATCTATAAATTTAATTAATCTATAAAAGCTCTATCGTACCTTAAAGTGATATCGGCTGTCATATAGGAGGAATCTCCCATGTCCATTTCTCCAAAATCAACAGTTTGTGGCCATGCGTTTTCGTATATCCAAGTTTCTATAACATTACCACATCCATCATATAGTTCTAATCTAGCCTCTTTTTTGAATTCATTCTCGCCAGATGGAAACCAATTACCATTTACAGATACATCATAAATAGTTTGAATCCATTCAAACACGGGGTGTTTATCACTTTTTAAATCATATAGGACTAATGCGATTGGCTTCCAATCAGGTCTTGCTGGATAATAAATATTTTCAATTAAATGTTTAACTTCCATTTCTTTGAAAGAAATATTTGGTCTTGCACTTTTTAGAGGGGGCAAAGAATTTACACTATTTTGGTCGGCGGATATCCCTTCTATTGTCAAAATCCAGCGAAATTTTCTTTTGAAACAAGTATCGCTGTTTTCAAGGCCAAAATCGAATCCCATCTGTCTAGCCATAACTCACTCCTTAAAATGTACCAAAAAAGCCCCTCAAGATTGGGGGACTTTCTTAGTACATGGTTTTAACAAAAGGATTAGACTACTGCGCTGTACCCCGGCTGGAGGTTTCCACTGCCTGTAGACTGTGCGGCAGAATTGCATTCCGTGCAGCAACTCTTGAACTTCTCTACCTTTGGGCAGAAACTCTTGTATGTAACTGAGGAATATCTAAGAGTTAACTCAATATTAGATTCCTCTGAGCTAGAATAATCTAATTCACCAAAGTTTATTGCTTGTGGCCACAAATCTTCGAGTACCCATTCTTCGATGGCAGTCCCACAACCATCATATAATTTCAAAACACCCGTGGCAGCATAATTACCTCTGCTTGACCCCATTTGTAAACCATCTGGGTCTGTGAAGTCATATACGGAAGCCAACCATGTCCACAGCGGGATATTAGCTCTATCGGCTACATCGTAGTATGTCACTGTAATAGTTTCCCAAGATGCTTTACCGGGAATCCACCCTTTTGCATTGAGTCTATTTATTTCTGTTTCTTCAATAGTTAAATTGGGTCTAGCCGCCAGTTT